ATTATACCTTTATACCTAAAATGACGTTTAAGTAAATTTTTAGGAGAATTAAAATAGTAGTTATAAAGAAAAATAAATCTATTTTTGAGAGTTTTGAAAAAATGTTTGTTAAACGTTTTAAGAACCCTGTCTTTTTTAACCTTAGGTTTTTCATACCAACATACTTCGTTTATATTATTTATATCTTCTATTCCTACTTCCGATAATACATAGGCTATAGCATTAACAGGAAAAGAAGAGTCGTGTTTGATTTCAGTAAATCTTTCCTCTTCAGCAGCAGCTAAAACTTTACCATCCTTGACTATACAAGCTGCCGAATCATGGTAAAAAGCTGATATTCCTAATTGAATCATTATCTTGGATTTTTTACTAATCTAAAAGTACATGCAGGTCTACCGTTTATTATAGGCATACCGAATTCATCGTACTCTATAGTTTTAACTTTACTTCTTTTATTTTTAAAACGTCCTACTAATATAGTGTCACCTATTTTTACATCTAATTTTATCATAATAACTTAGTATAAGTATTTAAATCTTTTTCTTGTTCTTGAATTTCTAACTTAACTGTCGAACTATTAGTATGGTAAGATTTCTTACCCCAAAGATTTTTATTTTCTAAATCAACATAAAATAAATAAGTAAATTTAGATTCTTCTTTTATAAAAGGTTTTTGTTTTTCTTGAAATAAGGCACTTGGCATTTTCATAAACCAACTCTTCTTATTTTTAGGTACTTGAATATACAAAGGCATAATTTTAAATTTAGCAAGATGTGCTGAAAATAAACTATGAGCTGATCCTATAAAGAATTCATTAGGTCTGTCTAATAAAGGTATTCCCAACTGTCCATATTTCATAAAAGACCAGTACTGTTCAGGAGCATACTGATCTCTCCAAGCTATAGAATTATACATGTCGTCATCTCTCCATTCGTAATCTATAGGGTATAAATCTCTTACTATAGCTGGGTATTTTTTATCAGTTTCCTTTATTTTATGAGTTAACTCTCCAGAAGTAATATTATCAGTATCTAATTCTTGACAAAAACTATTCATTATCTGATAATTAAAATGACCATAAGGAGTAGATCTTATATCTTCTATAAAGAAACTAACAGGAAAATTAAAATATACTAAAATTTGGTTTAACCCAGTCATTCTAACCTGTGATTGCATTTGATATCTTATTACAGGTTCATTACCGTTACTCATAATATAGGTTTCCCTATAGTTATTAGGATCTACTTCAACTTTATAATTTTCGAATTTAGACTTAAAACTGTCAACAAGTTTACTTTCAGTAACTACGTACTCTGATGTTCTTACTATATCGAAGTTTTTCATTTGTTTTTATTTACACCAAATTTACTTAGTTTATACCAAGCTCTTTCGTGTAAGTAGTATAATATCATTTTTGTTATTATTTCTACTGTACCTATAGCTGCTCCAATCTTAACACTACCGGTTATTAACCAAGATAGTAAAAAAGTATCTAAAGTACCAACTATTCTCCAAGTAATTGTTTTTAAAATATGTCTTTTTTTAGCTACCATTGATTATATTAATTTTTTTTCAATTTTTTCTTTAATTAAAAAATGTAAACTCCATCTAATTCCTTCTTCTACTTTTTTAACTCCATGAGAATCATCAAAACCATGAGTAAACAGCCTACCTTTTTTAAATTCAACATTTTTATCTTTTATAAAAAATTCTCCTCCTTTAAATTCTTCGCGTTCACATAATTCTATTCCACCATAAAAATGATAAGGAAGAGTTTTAGATAAACTAGTATTATAAGATCCGTCTATATGCTTAGAAAAAAAATCTCCAGGTTCATATTTAAGAATAGTAACTCTTTCTAAAAGAGAATAATTATTACCTAAATTTTTTTGAATTAAATTACTTACTTTTTTATGTAACCAAGAATTATTTTCAATTTCATGGTAGTTTTTCTGTCTTCTTATTTCCCTTTCTCTGAGTACTAACTTATCTTCGTACAATGATTTAATTATATTGCATTCTTCATTTGATAATAATACTTTATCAAAAGTTCCTATCATAATTTACCTTTCTGTCTTAGCTCAGCTCTAATTTTAGTTGCTGATACTTCTTTTATAGTTTGGGGTGGGACATGTTCTATAATCTCATAACCTACTCCTCTACCGTAATTTACTGATTCTATATCAGGTATTATACTTATAAATATTCTACCTTCATTTATTAAGTCAGATAATTCATTTTCTAGATTTTCCATTACTTCTTGTGGAGTCCAAGGTTGATTTTCGTTAGGTTCAACATCTCTAATTGCTATCCAAACGTTTTTACCTTCATTTAACCTTTGATCGATTAACCACCTATGACCTTTATGCCATGGTTGCCATCTTCCAATAAACATGCTATATTTTTTCATATTCCTTTATCTCTTATTAAATTAATTGCTGTTGCTCTATCTTCATTTATTTTAGGGTCCTTATCATTAATTAAAAATCTAGGTCCTCTTTCTATACCCATTACTAATCTATCGAAAGGTATATCGTTAACTTTTAACTCTCTGACTGTATGTTCATATAACCAGTCTGGTCTTGCTGTAGTTAGTACTATCATATGACCGTGTTCTTTTTTATTTCTTAAGTACTCTACCGTACTTGTTATTGGTTCAGCTTGAGAAGTTTCATATGTCTCAAACTTTCTGTATTTAAATATAGTTCCGTCTATATCTACAAAGTAAGTATTTTTTTTGTCCATTTTACTGTATTATCAAATATTATATGAAAAGGATATTTTGTTAATAAAAAACAATGCACCCAATGTCCATTATCAGTTATATTATCAAATTTTACCTTTGTTTTATCTGCGTTTTTTTGTAAGAAAAGAGAATTATATAAATTAGCATGTAAGTTTGCTCCTTCATTATTATGTATAAACAAATCATCTTGAGCTATTCCCAGTCCTTTGTCTTCTTTACCTTTTAAATGTTCTGGTTGAGCTCTAACAAAGCATACTGGTTTTATTCCTATTTCATTACTAACTTTATATACTTTTTTACAATATTTTAGTAGGTAATCTATATCGTATTTAAAATCAGTTCTTAATAAAATTACTACATCGTATGCAAATTTATTTTCTATTTCATACTTTTCTTTTAATCTTACAACTTTATTAATATGGTAACAAGCTTTTGCTACTCTATTATTATGTACTAAATTTTTTACTTTAATAGGAGATTGTTCATTATCTAATTCAAAGCTGGAATATTTAAAATCTATATTAATATTATCCCATAGTCTATCAGTTCCTGCAGAAATAAAAAAATCGAAATGTGTATTATTGGTATAGTCAGAATTCAAAAATTCTAAACTTCTTAACTCACCATAAAAACACATAGCTATTTTCATATTTGTTGTATAATTTTAAGTAGTGATTCTTTAGGTTCATCATCAGTAGTATCTATATCTATAAAGTTTTTTACTGGTGGTGTATAAGCTATTGCTTTAAAATGATCTCTTTCTCTAGGTTCAGTAGTATGAACATATATTTCGGTAATATTTTCTCCTAATAGTTTTTTAAAATCTTCTCTTTGATCTATATAAGGAGCTACTAATGAAACTATAACATCATTACCTTGGTTATGTAAATAGTGTGCTATTCTTTGAGCTGTACCTACATTTTCAACTCTACCTTTTATAGAATAATCTTTATTAGAAAATAATTCTCTCATATCATCACCATCTATCCTATAAACCTTATATCTCTTATTAGGATCTTTTTCATTTCTGGAATGTTCTAAATATTCTTTCAATAAGTTACCTAAAACTGTTTTTCCATGGGCTGGTTGCCCTGTTAGCCAGTATATCATATTATTGTTTGTTTAGTAAATTGCCTATATCTATATTCTGGGTTTACATACCTGTAAATTTGATCTACTTCTACCTCTAAGTCCCATTTATCGATACACTTTTGTATTTTATCTTTATCTCCGCTATATAAATCTTCATACCAGGTAATAGGTATATGAGATTTTTTGCTATACCAATTAAGATAGTTATATGAATTAACTAAAGTTTTCCATAACCTACTTTCAAAGGTATAATTATCCCGGTAGTAGTATTTCTGATGCCAGTGTTTATCCTCTTTTTTAAAATGTACTTGACTCTCGTATATGTCTTGTAAATTATTTCTACCTAATAAAATAACTTTATCAAAAGATCTCTTCCAGTAATCATAAAAATTAACTTCGGTATCAGTATACTCTTTAGGAATATGAGATGTAAGGGTTTTGACTATACAGTTATCTTCTAATGCTATAGGAAATTTTTTAATTAAAGTACCCGCTTTTTTACGCATATTATAATTAAAAGGTTCACCGTACTTCTTTAACCCTAATATCTCACTAAGAGCGGTATAAAGTACGGTAGAACCTGTTCTAGCATTAGCTAGTAATAGAATTTTCATTATCCCGCGTATTCAGCAAGTACTTCCTTTACATGGGCTTCAGCTACTTCGTAATCCACTGGACCAGTTTCGTCTTCATACTGCACAGGGTCCGGCCTACCGAGCTTAATAAATGCTTCAATTCGTTCAACACTGCTAGCAGACTTATAATCACTGTTGCCACTAGGAAAAGGCTTATAACTAGTATTAGTTCTAGAATAGACTTCATCAAATTCCAAATTTAAACTTTTACAACTTTCTTCTCCATCTTGTAAAATACCGAACTTATCAATATCTAAATAAGGAGTAAAAAACTTAACTCTATCAGCATCCCAGTTACCTAATTTAAATGCCTCAAAATCAGCATCTCTAAATTCTTGCCTACAATCTGGGTATACTGCATGATCACCTGCATGAATACCTAAACTAATAAAAGTATCTTCTTTTGTTTTATTAGCAATAGATAAAGCTACTGCTTGAGTTAAAGAAGAGAATATTTTATTTCTATTAGGAACAACAGTCTCTTTCATATTATCTTGCTCATAGTGACCTTCCGGAACGTCATCTCCTCCTTCCACTAAAGCCGAATCTAATAAATTAACTAATCCATCAAGTTTAATAACTTGATAATTTACAGGCATATATTTTAATTTTGCAATAGTTGCACCTGTATCAGGTTCTGTACCTACAACTTGATTACATTTACTATTTACGTAATCAATTAGAGCTTGAGCTCTTTCTAATTCTACTCTATGTTTTTGACCGTAATCAAAAGAGAGTGCTGTTACATTATAACCTTCTCTTAATAAATGTAACAATAACGTAGAAGAATCCATTCCTCCACTTAATGATAAAACAGCATTTTTTGCCATAATAATATAAAAATTAAATTTGCCAGGTATTTTTAGGATATAGGCTGATCCTTTACTGAACCTATTTTAGATTCAATACTTTTATATTCACTTATGTAATCTTGTAACGAACTATAAACTTTTTCATTACCGTCATTAAGTATATTTTCTGCTACTAATTTAAGTGCTTGACTAAAATTTCCTGGGTAGCAAATAGTCTTAATGTAAGGGGTATTATTTACACCTTTTATAACTCTTTTGTAAATAACATATCCTCCTGTTTGAGATTTAACTAAAAAGTAAGGTTCAATTGCTTGATCCTCTATTAAAGTATCTCCTTTTGGTATAGAATTTGGTTTTCTTAACATTATCCTTTAATTAATTTTTCTAGATCTCCATATGCTAAAGCTCCTACCTGCTTTTGAAAATCTTTATTCTCTTTTACTACTACAGTAGTAGGCACGCTTCTTACTCCAAACTTTTCTGCTAATCCAGTATTATCGTTATCAATATCTACTTCGATAAAGTTATGGACAGCTCCATGTTTTTCTTTAGCTTCATTCCATACAGTCTTATAATATCTGCATGGAGAACACCATTCGGCGTGAAATTTAATTACATCTTTCATAATATATAATATAGTTAAAATTTATTTATAAAACAACTATTTTACTAGTTTTCTCTTCTTTCTTCTTTAGGGTAATGATCGAATCTATCATGTTCAGTAGGAGTTAGTAACAATATTCCATTTCTTACTTTTTGTTCTCTGGTCAGTTGAAATATATGCGACATCCAAGTCTGTTCAAATGGATTAGCCCATTTAGTATCTAAAAACATTTTTTTACTACCTTCCCTAGTTATAACTTGTGGCCAGTTACAGTAGTATATTTCACCTATAGCATAAGGTATCCCCTTATGTGATTTTATCTGACTAAATACTGTATTAGGGAAATCAAAAGTATGGTTATTTTTTACAGGGTGGTCAGGAAAATATACTTTCCTTTTATCAGAAGGTACATTATGCCATGCCCATTGCTTTAAATTATCACCAAAAAATTCTGTTACATTAAGTTTTAAGTAATCAAGATTTTCAACATTACAAATCTCTAACGATTTTTTATATAGACCACTAACTTTTCTTAAAAACCCGTTTTTACATGTAGTTTCGTTGCCATTATAGAAGAACATATCATCTTCATAAAATAAATAATGCTCTAAATCTTCTTGTTCATCAAAATGCTCAGCTATAAACTGCCTTCCTCCACATATACCAATATTATCTTTCTTAATTTGTTCAAAGCCCCATTTTTCACATAATTTATCATATTCCTTATCAGTAGATCTATCTATAGAATTATTAAGTAATATCTTACGATTAGGTAGGTCTAAATAATCTTTATCATACTGTTCAAAAGACTTACATAACGTATTAAATTGATCTGGGGAGTTATAAGTAATTACATAAAGGGCTACTTTTCTATAATCTAAACGATTTATTGCATTTTTAGATAATACTGATTCTATTACTACTTCATCATTTTTTAATTTCTCAAAAAAGTAATAAAGTAATCCATTTTCTTCAATTTTTGAATAACATACTTTATTAGGAAATTGGTAGGTAAGTAAAGAAAATAAAGATTCCTCAGTACCCATATATCCTTCGTTTAATGTAGTACTCATTAAATCGTAGTATTTAGCATTTATCTCTCCTATAGTATCTACAGGTCCACCAAAAAATCCACCTCTTGCTACCATTTTTATATCTTTCCCACGAGCATAGGTATTTATTTCCGGATAAGCAAAACCGTGAATTTCTGTATTTGCCTCATAAGGAAAACAGATAAATAAAAATTTACTTATCTTATCTAAGAGTTTGTCTAAGACGTTGTCAGACGTAAAATACCCCATGCTGACAGTAGTAGATAAGGCTGCATCTATCCAGTATAAGTGTTCAGATTCAAATTTATCAAATATCCTTGCGTCATTAAGTAAAAACATCTTTGACATAACTAAAGGATTATACATCTCTAATTTACCTTGAGTAGATTCAGGTAACCAAGGTGCTAAATTTTTCCATTCCTCACTAGTTCTAATAGACTGAATTTTTTCGTAAAATTCATTTTTAAACCAGTCTTGATTTCTGACTATAAATTGGGTATTTTCTTCAGATCTAATTTTAAATACTACTTCTTTTAATTCCTCTTCTCCAAAAATAATTAAATTACATGGAACATTTAATAATTCTTTAAACTTAGTTATATAATGATCCTCAAAAGATCTATTCCATCCTGCTTCTAAAGTATCTCTCTTAATGTCCCAAAGACCTGTAACTAATGTAACTTTTTTACTCATGCCCTATTTCTTTAACAAATTCGTAAAATGAAACTTGTGTATCTAACCATTCTGGGGTTATCCAATCCATTCCTCCGGTATTTTCATGATACCAAGTATCAAATTTAAACGTTTTAAACTTATCGTTATTTTTATGTGTTATAACAGATATGATAGCTTCATGATTCATTACTCTATCTTTAGATATACATTTATCAGCATAATGATAAAACTGTTCAATAAAAAAGTCTAAGCTATTTTTACTACCTCCTAAAATTCCTCCTATAGTCTGACCATCACAGCATATAGACTCTTCAGCTAAATCATTTATAACATCGAATGGATGATATTGCATAATACTTCTTATGTCAATTAGTTTATCTCCTACCCATTCATTTATTTTATTAAAAAACTGGGGGTTAAAAACTTTATCAAATTCATAGTTTTGTCTATCATGTGAAAACCCAGTTAAAGTATCAGGGTTTTTACTATATTTATCAGGCCATAACCCTCTATGGGCTAACCCACAGTCAATCCAGTATGTATAATCAGCTCCTTTCTTAGATTCTTCATATAATAAGTCTAATTTAGCCCAATCTATTTCATGATAAAAGTTAAACTTATCAGGATATTTACTTTTTAAGTCTTGTATTTTTTTTGTATACTTAAAACTATCTAAATCCCTAACTTCTACTTCTACATTTTTAACGTTGTTATGTTGAAGTTCAATAGTTAATGCATCATATACATTTTTCCCACAGACTAATTTTATAGGTAGGTTCATTCTAGACAACTGAACTATAGAGTAGAGGTACCTATGGTATCTTGCTACTGCACTATGCATATGATAAGGAGGTCTCTGATCTCCTCCGTAGTTATCGAAATAAAAAGCTGTTACTAAACGTGTTTCCATTTAAAATAATAATTTTCTAAAACTAATTTATCCATTTCAGATTCTAAGAATACTTTTAGTGCATCTGAATAGCTTGATAATATAGGTTTACCGTTAACGTTAAATGATGTATTTAATAAAACTCCATATCCTGATATTTTTTCAAACTCAGTGAGTAAATTATACAACCATTCATTTTGTTCTTTTGTAACTGTCTGTATTCTTGCAGTATTATCTACATGAGTAATAGAAGAAAGTTTTTTTCTCCATTTAGCTTTTACAGTAGGACAGAAACTCATAAATCTACTTTCTCCCTCAAAGTTAAAATACTTATTAACATCTTCTAATCTGCATACAGGAGCGAAAGGACGATACCATTCTCTATTTTTAACTTTTTTATTAAGAAGATCTTTCATGTTATCAATACCTGGGTTACATAAAATACTTCTATTACCTAATGCTCTAGGTCCATGTTCTGCTTGTCCTCTTACTACTCCTACTATGCTACCTTCATTTAAATGTTTAGATAGTTCTTTAAAGTCTACTTCATTTCCTCTTTTGTTTTCTACGTGATACATTAACATATCTCTATCTAAAACTTCTATTCCAGAATAAGTTAAATCAATAGCTTTTTTAGGTTTTATATGATCTAATATCATACCAGAAGCTAACCCGCAATCGTTAGGATTAGGCGGTACAAATACTTCTCTTTTGAATTTTTTCTTAACTTTACTATTAAGTATAATATTTAATGCACAACCTCCTACTAAGATAATAGGTATATCAGGATATTTTTCTATATAAGGTTTAGTAACCTGAAAAAATGCTTGTTCAAATGCTTCTTGAGAAGTTGCTGCAACATCATAAGCTATTTGATCTTCTAACCTTTTATTAACATCGAATTTTATTCCAGTTTTTTCAGATAATATCTCTAACAGACCAAGATAGTTTTCACCATCAGGTTTAGAAAAATAAAATTCTTTAAAATGTGGTAACCATTCTTTATTTACTTTACCGTAAGAACATAATCCCATTAATTTTCCTGAGTAAACTAAATTACCTATATTAAGAGCAGGTTCCATTTTGATATCATTCAAATAATTACCAAAAATCATATAAGGAAAACCTAAATCTATATTATCTTTAAAAAGTATTTCAATACTATTTCTATCTTTAGCATGGTATATATTAAAATACCCATCGTTTCCTCCTCCATCAAACGATATTATTAAAGCATTGTCGTAATCAGTTTGATAAAAACCGCTTGCTGCATGACTATAATGATGTAAACAATCTACATAATTTTTAGCAGGTATTAATCTTTCGTAATGAACTTTTCCTTTTTCACCTTCTATTGTATCAGTATTCTGGTAATAACATGTATCGTATGTTTTTATACCATAGGTTTTATAGATATAATCTAGAATATAATTAATTAATTTTGGACGAGTATATGATATAAGGTATTGTCCATACCCTGCATTTTTAGTATTTAGAAATCTTTCTATCTCTATAACTGTTAAAACTTTACCATTTTGTTCTACAGCTACAGCAGCATTATGAGACCCGTAAAACGCTATATTAGCCATTTTTTTCTATTCCTAAATTACCACTTAATCTATTACACCATTCTTTACTCTTAGAATAAGGCCATACACTCCAACTTGAAGGAAGTGGACCTGTATAAGTTCTCCAAAGATTTATCCATCCATCTTTCTGTGTAGCTATTAGATTAGCTACTTCTTCTTTTGAAGCATCTTCTCTGTATATATCTTTACCGTTTTCATCATGAAATGCTACTGCCCAAAAGTCATAATCTTTTTCAGGCACATCATTAGTATGTATATCGATACAATGTCTAAATACTTTATGAAATGAATTTTCATAATCTTCTACTTCTGGATTAGGAGGATATCCAACCTTATCTAAAGTATACTGCTGTATTCCTCTATCATTAAATCTTATACCTGCATATTTTTCATAATCTGCTAGTGTTCTTTCTTCACCTAAGTAATAAGGAACTAATTGTTTTTTCATACAAGGAGTACATACAGTACCATCAGTACCTAATAGTCCTTTAAGTCTATAAAAGGTAGTTTTATTTCTATCTACCCATGAATCATCATCATCCCAATGTTTAGATCTTCCTACTCTAGTATATTCATGCCATGCAATTATTCTATGAGGGTGAAATAAATCATAACCGTGAGTATATGCTCTTACTGCTAATGCAATTTCTTCTCCATGAAAATAATATTTAGGATCGTGTTGTACTTCATTACAAAATATACCTAAAGTAAATGTAAAGTGAGCTGAAAAGAATCTGGCAGGTACTGGTTCGTTTCTTTCTTTCCAATCATCAATAGTAGCTGGTAAGAAAAATATAACTCCTTCGGGTGTAAATCTATCAAAATCCATTTTCCAAGGAGAATCGACTCTTTCTTCAGGATCATTCTTAGGGTTATAAGAAGGTATATAACCAGTTAATAAAGGTTTTTTGTGTCCTTTTTTCTGTAACTGTTTTAACATTCTTATACATTTACTATCCCATCCTTTTACGAATCTATGATGAGAATCTAACTGTAAAGTATAATCTTCTCCGTTATACTTTTGTTGTATAGTATTTCTAGCCCAGCAAGTACCATTAGTTTCAGTATGAGGTATATCAATGATAATAAATCTATCATCATCTAAATATTCATCTAACGTATCCCATTCATCTTCAGGGGTATGTTGCCATGCTATACAAACTTTTAATCTATCAGGATTATCAGCCTTATCTAATAAATCGACTAATGTTGGTTTTAATTCTGGATCTCTATAACTTGCAATTTGTACAAATATTGTACCATTTTTAATTGTCATAACTTTGGTGTCGGTTTCGGTTTTTCTATAACTCTATCTTTATCTTTAAAAGGTACTAAATCATTAAGAACTTCCTGCCTTTCATCACAACCACAATCTTCTCCCCATACCTTTTTAACAAGCCACCTTATTCCGGTGTACTTTGTTATTATAAATATCACATCTCCTAGTCCTTTTAATTTTTTCATAACTTTTCTTACTAAATATACGAAATTAATTTTTATTATCCAACTTAACAGTGAATTACCCTTCACATGAACTACATGTAAGTAGCTCTTGAGAAAATTGTTGTGCAGCATTCAAATTATACTGATAGTAAAGGGATTTAATTCCTTTATCAAAAGCCTCTAAATGTAATTTAATAACATCTCTAGGAGGTGCTGATGGATGTACGGCTAAGTTGATAGACTGTCCCATATCTATATGTTTTTGTCTTTGAGCAGCTAAATTAATTACATCTATTTGCGATATTTCATGAAACACTTTAAAAACTGCTTTTTCATGGTCAGTTAAAAAGTCTAAATGTTGTACTGAACCACCATAGCGTAGTATACTATCCCAAACTTTTTGAGTATCTTTACCTTTTTCTTTAAGTAGCGCTTCTAATTCTCGATTTTTCCATTCAACTTGAATTTTAGCTACCATTTTTTCGCCGTAGTTTATTTTATGTGGTTCTATACCTTCGCTAAAAGCCATAGTTACTCCTCCATCTATAAAACTAGTAGACTTTTTAGGTGCTTGAGCCATTCTACTTGTATTACGTTCTCCATAACCTACTAACATCTTAGGTTCTCCGAAATGTTTAGCCATCCATTTAGAAGCTCTATCTCCTTCGGCTCTCATTTTAGAAAAAATATCGTTATTAATTTTCATAGATTCTAAAGAACCAAATTCTACTAAGTTTTTTTGTAAATAAGAATGGAATGCTGATATTCCTAATCCTATAGCTCTATGTTCTTCTGCAAATTTAATAGCAGGACCTATTCCAGGTATATTCTTTCCTTTTTCTATATACTCTTCAATTACGCAATCTAACATAATATTCATATCGAATAAAAAGTTAGGATCTTCTTTTATATCATCCCAGTAATAAGCAACTATAGAAGATAAACAACAAGCAAAAGTTTTCTCATAATCAGCATATTCTATTGCTTCAGCACAAATATTAGCATTACGTATTTCTAATCCTTTATCCTCATAAGCTTTACATATTCCTTTATTAGAATTTTCTACATCTAAGATATAAGGAAAACCTGCTTCTTTTCTAGTATTAAGTATCTTGGTAAATATTTTTCTTTTTTCTTTATCTCCTGATTTTAATGCTTCTCTAAAACCTTTAGGTAAAACTACTGCTGTAGTAACTGTTGTTAAAAATCTTTGTTTATCTTTAGGTATTCTTTCAGTACCAATATCTAAGAAATCCATAATTTCAGGATGATCTGCATTACAGTAAAATGTTATAAACCCTCTTCTTTGAGAATTTTGAGCAGTTTTACTCATCATATCTGCGTAAAGCTCAATCCATTCCATTATACTATTTGCTTCACCTCCTGATCTTATAGGAGACCCTATCTCTCTTATGTCAGAAACGTTTACAGCAGTACCTGCTCCTCTACTAGCTAATATACCAGTTTCATAAAATCTTCTGTATATGCCGTCTATAGAATCTTCTATAATTGAATGGTTGCAACTGATAGGTAAATTATATTCAGAACCAAAAGACCTTAAGACAGGAGTAGAAAAAGAAGTCCATCCTTTAGAAACATACTTTTCAAATCTTTTACCTATATCTTTTAAATATTCTCTTGCTTCGTCTGTAGTAGCTAATTTATTAGAGTATTTTTGGACTGTATCACATATAGTTTGAAATCTTTGCTCTGGAGATTCATCTTTCTCTAAATAACCTCTTTGTAACATTTCTTTTTGCTCAGTATCTCTGAGCCACTGTAACTTTAGTCCCATGCGTCTTCTGTAATTAAATTTTGTTTATTATAATCGGTGCTTTTTTGTGCGAAAAAATCAAATGCTATTGGAGCTTTAGCCATTCTATCAAAATATTCAGTCGGTTTTAATAATTCTTTATCAACTTCATATTCTTTTTCATAACCTATCAACTCTAATCCGTGGTTTAATCTTTGTTTAGTATATTCTTTTATTATAGCTTTAGGCATAAAGTCTAATTCTCCTTTTTCAAATACCCAATCTATTAATTCTTCTTCTGCTTTGTAAGCTTTTCTGATATTTCTTCTAATTTTGTCTTCCATTTCTTGATCGAACCACTCAGGATTTTCTTCTTTAATTATCTTAATTAGTTCAGCACCAAACTGCGCATGGATTGCTTCTTCTTTACTTGTAGCATTAACTACAGTTGTAAAGTTAGTAAACATATTCTTATATTTACCAAATGCTGATATAGTTAAAAAGTTAGAAAATAAACTTGCATTTTCTACTAATAACGAAAAAAGAATTAAGGATTTAGTAAACTCTTTATTAGACCTGGAAGTATACCCTTCTAGGTATCTATTTAAGTATTTTACTCTACCGGCAATTTGCGGTATATCCATTACGTTTTCAAAAACATCTTCTAATCCTAATAAATCTAATCCCTGTTTATAAGTTCTTCTATGTACTACTTCATTACCAGCAAATACAAAACCTGCATCAGCTATTTCAGTTTTTGGTAATCTAATATCTACTCTAGCCCAGGATGTTTTAACTTTATTTTCAACTACTCCTATACAAAGCATTGATCTTTTCATAGCTTCCTGTTCGTGAGGTTTAAACTTAGTTTTAAAATCTCTTACATCTCTATCGTAGTCAAAATGTTCAGGTGTCCAGAAAGCTTCCCATATAACATTTGCATACCTTAGCAAATGAGGGTAATCATTTCCTCTAACATCTTCGCTGGGTTCGAATATGTTTTTTTTCATATATATTTCTTATTTAAAAGTGGGTTAGATAAAAAGATCCCTGATAGGATTCTATCAAGGACTCTCAAATAAATATCATATATATTCATGTTCCTGGATATTTTTTTTTACTTTTTTTCAAATATTTTTGACATAGTTGCGCTATCTAAATTAAACGCAGGTTTTGACTCGTCAGGTACTAATTCAGAAGGGTCGGCTTTACCTTCAAATTCAATATGACCATTATTAGTATCCATCTTAATATTATAAGTCATACCGTCTTGACCATACCTATTTTTCATAACATGTATTCTACCAGTTCCCAGTACTTTATCTTCCTTCATTCTAGATAAAGATAAACACATATCAGCAACCATCATCTTATCATAAGATCCTGCTGCTTTATCTCCTTCAATAACTGAATCTCTAGCACCCATTCTATTTACTTGAGAAGGTGTTAAGATTGGTATTTTTAAATCTTTAGCTAAACCTTTAGTAGCTATAAAATTATCATCAATTTCATCTTTACGTTCTGAGTATTTACTCTTAGATGGAGCTCTTAAATAGTCTACATAATCAATAATAATCATATCAGGTTTATGATCCATATCTATACATTTCTGTACGTGAGCTTTAATAGTAGAAATAGATGCTCCTTTAGGAGGGTATTCTTTTACTATTAACTTACCTTTTAAATTATTAACGTAGGTTTGAACGTCTTCTCTATGTTTATTTATTTCGTCAATATTATATCCAGTGAAATAACAATCAAATCTTTTACCGACATAATCTTCTCCTAACTCTAAAGTATAGTAATTAACTTTATATCCTAATTGAACTGCATGTGCAGCTATTGCAACCATAGTCCAAGATTTACCTCCTCCCGGACTACCAAAAACTATTCCTAAGTCCCCCGGTCCGAAGCCTCCTTGAATTCCTTCATTAAGTATCGGCCAAGGAGAAGGAATAGTAGGCCTGTAATCAACCCTATACCTAGTTTCAATATCTTTATTATATTCATGTCCTATATTTTTATCCATTCCTGCTTTGATAGCTTTCTCTACTAAGTTTCTTATACCATCAAAATCTCCTAATTTAAGTAAATCAGCAGAATTTAAAATAGCATTTTTCATCTCTTGATTTTTACAAAAATTAGTAAACTCTTCTTGAATATAATCAAGATCATCTTGAGAAGCTGCATAAGAATTTCTTAACTCTTCTTTCAACGCTACTTGTAATACCTCATTTTCTACTTTATGAAGTTCTACTTTAAGAACATCCATAGTAACAATAGTATGGTATTGATCAAAGTATTCTATAATTTGTGTAATAATCCATTTATGAGAATCTGCATCAAAATAATCTGGATATAGTACATCTCTAACGTTAAGTAAGAATTTTTTATCAGTAAGTAACGACCCTAGCACTTTTAACTGAAATGCTTTACCGTACTGTTGTAGACTTTTTAATGTCATAATAACCTATTTTTTAAAAACCGTTAAACCCCTAAAGTTCTCTAACCAACCTTCAGTATTTTTAGTTATACCTTCTATTCTATCAGAATCTAATAGATGTAAAAAGGCTCCTGCTTGAAGGTCAGGTACATCACTTTTAATAATATCTAATATAGTATTTTTTTCTCTATTATCCAACACACTTTCGTGTAAATTCATTAACTTAAAATTAGTCTCAACTTTATCCCATTGATGTATAATTTTAGAGAATATTTTTTTACCTTCTAGATTTTTTTCACATACTTCAAATATGTAATCTAATGTAGTATTAGGTTTATCTACTATATCAGGAAATTCTGATACTATAGTTTTTATACCTAAACCTTTTACTCCACTCAAACCGTCTGAATTATCCCCTAGTAGTGCTTTAACAACATTATAATTCTCTGGTATTACTTTTATTTCTTCTTTAGTATTTTCTATAGTATATACTTTTTTCTTTACAGGTGCATATACTTCTACATGCTTATTAATCATCTGTAAAAAATCTTTATCAGAAGAAATAATTGTTAATTTCTTTTTATTATTTGTAGCTTCTTGAGCTAAGTAAGCTATAATATCATCTGCCTCTAATTTTTCCATCATTATTTGATGTATTGGAAGGCATTCAAGATAATCCTTAGTTCTAAATAATTGACCTACTAGTGCTTCAGTTTCTTCCTGTTTAGTATCATATAATCCCCAATGTGTTATTCTATTGGTAGCTCTATGAGCTTTATAATCAGGATTAATATTTTGACGATTTCCGGAACCTCCTTTACCGTCCCATACTATGATAACTCTAGTAGGATCAAATATTCTAGTAACATATCCTAAAGATCGCAAGAAGCCAACCAGGCCTCCTATGTGGTGACCTGTTGGGCTCATTGCTTTGAGCAGGGAAAAGCTACGAATTAACATATTCATAGCATCGATCACCATAATGTGATCATTTAGCTCTCGGGGTGGGGTCTGCTTTAAGTTCTTTAGTATATTATCGTACGCCACTAGTCAAGTAAATTAGTAGTAATTTTTTCTTCTTCTAAATCTCCTTCTTCGACTAGATCGAAATCTAAGCTACCAACTAATTTTAACCAGTGATCTTTGTACTGATCTTTGTACTTATCAATCGCTCTTTTATCATCTGGTATAAAACCATGCTGAGTCATAACAACTCTACCTCTAGACTGTACTCCTCCGATATGGTTCTTTTCTATCTGAACGTTAGTTCTTTTAGCAAACTCTACTTGCATACCATTTTTAATAGCTTTAATTTTAGACGTACCTGGATTAGTAATATTACCAAAGGTAACTACTAAAGTTGCATCATACCACATAGACATACCTCCTTTATTCTGTAATTTAGGCATACCCATAGGTGATTCAGGTTTCATAGTCCATACTTTATTAATTGCTACTAAAGTATTCGTATAAGGTGAGTTTTCTTTCCTAGATAAAAGAATCTTTTGATTTAGGTTATTTCCAAACTGAGTAGACATAGCTCCTGCATTCCATTCATTATTATTCTTATTAGAACGTACTGATAGATCACAAGGAACAGAACCAATAGAATCCCATAAGAAACACATATCAAAAGGAAGATTACCTTTTGCTTGTTCATCCATAAGATCTGCTATATATACTGCTACATCTTCTATAGTATTTAAAGTACCTCTGTCTGCATATAAGAAATGACCTTCGTAATCAACGATAGTACCATTTGCATCAGTAACTTCGTTAACTTCTAATCCCATTTCCTTAGCATGTTCCCAAGACCACTTCATCTCAGTAATAATGAAGACTGGGAGAATGCCCAATTTTTGAGCACTCACCGCAGCTTCTATTAGGGCAGTTGTTTTGCCCGTATCACTGTGTCCTCTTAAAAGAGTGATGTGACCGGTAGGTATACCGGGTAGGGAAGTAATATCTTGAAAAGCTTTAGATAAAGGTATCCAACCTTGTTCTTTAAACTTTACAGAAGCGTTTGAAAAACCTTTCTTCTTTTTAAAATTGCTTAAGTTGAACGACTTACGTACTGCAGAGGTCGCTCTTTGTTGTACTTCTTTCTTCTTTGCCATTACTCATTAAATAAATCATCAAACTTACTAACTGTGTCTTTGTTGCCAGCAGTAGCTGTTTCCAAAGTAAAGTCAGTCTTTTGAGGACTTCCTGAGCTTTCTGGCGTACTTGATTCCGAACCTGCTGCTGGAGCATTCTCCTCAGCTGATCCTGGGTTCAAATAATTCTGAAGTTGTTTCTTAATAAAATCGTAATCGTATTGAGAATGTACTTCTACTGGGTTAGGTTGAGTCTTTAACCAAGTTTCAACTAAATCATTATCATCCGATAATGGTGATTGTTTTGGTTTAATTCTAACCGATGTAGTAGGGTAAGGGTTACCTTGTTGCTGTTCAACAATCATATCCCAACCATTGATTACGTCAGTAAAATCACCTACATCTTCATCTTCAGCTAATGCTAATAATGCTTTATAGATGGTAATACCAAATCCCCATAACCTCACACCTTTATCTTCCTCACCTCTTACAATTACAGGTGCAAAGATTCTAGTCTTAGGGTTAAGCTTCCCTGCTAATGACCAATTATCCTTATCAGAAGTCTTTTTAAGCTCCTTTACAAATTCTTCTATAGGGTCTTGTTTACCGAAATTCGATAAAGCTACCATTGGGTACTTCCCTATACCGTAATGAAACTTTAACTCTTTAAAAGGAAAAGTGGGATCAAAAGCCGATGGAACAATTCTAACTGTCTGTTTACCTAATTCAGGTCTCCAGAAAATTTTTGTGTAATCAGTTTTTTCTTGCTGCTGATTACCGTTGTTTAAGGCGTCTAATTTTGCCTTGATCGCATTTAAATCCATAGTATAACTTATTTTAATTATAACGTTTAATATAATATAGGTAATAATATTCTATTATCCAACTATATTTCTAAAATTTTGTATAATTTTGTATTTATCCTTTTGAGATCTGGACCTTTGGTAAGAAGTATACAATTTCTGTAATCTGTCCAGTTTATTTTATAGGTAGTATCTAAAACTCCTCCGTTCAGTTCTTTAATTAAAGTATTTAAAGCATTAATAGTATATAGAGTATTAGATTCCTTTTTTCTATGGACTAGAATTGTATTTTCTAAAAAAGCTCCTACATTACCAAAATCTACATTATAAGTACAAATGTACTCATCTTGACTCTTTGAGTAAAGAACGAATATCTTATTATAGATAATCTTATAACGTTCTTGAATTTGGTTAAGTACGCTCTCAAGCGAATCTTCTGTAGCAAAAGTACAGAACAGTTTATTACTCATATCTTCGTTTAAATATAAAGGTTCTAAATCGTAATCGAACCTGGAGGCTACAACATTTGCCATTTCATATAAATATTAAACTGTTTTACAAAACTAAATTATTGGAATATTTAAACTTTATTGGATACTTTTTACCTTCTTCAAGTATATCTTTTATATCTTCTAAAGTTTGTTTTCCATCTTCTTTACTAAAATCAAATAAAATAGCATCATACGTATATAATACTATTTTTGATTTTTTATCTCTTAAGTACCTTAGTACTTCTTTTAATATAAGTATATTTCTTGATGTTTCCAACGATTGCATAACATAATTCATTAATTTCTGTGGATGCATATCTTTCAACTGAGTAGTAAAAGGTTTTTCACTAATAGGAGCTTTTATTTTTCCTTTCTTTTCAAACTCTTTCCATAACTCTTTAATAAACTTATCTATTTTTTCAAAAACTTCTAAAAATGCATGCTCTTCAGGTATTTTACCGTATATTGCTTGAAAATTTATCTGTTTTGCTTTATTATATTCTTCATCAGTTATTTCTTCTTTTTCAAAGTATAGCTTTGCTAACTGTTTATGAGCGGATTCTTCACTAAGTGGGTAATCTATTTGATCACAAAGTAAACGTAAGTGGTAACCATCAAAGTCTAGTTCTACAAAGTAATCATTTTGAGGTTTAAATGCTTTCCTATGATTCTCAGAATGAGGAATAGCAGCATAATTAACACTATTAAATGAATTAGTAGGTCTAGATGTGATATTATACAGATTATAATAAGTTAAAACTGTATTATCTATAGTATTATATGAAGGATTACGAGGTTTAAACAATTCATTATATGCTTCATAGTAAACTCCTAATCCGGTTTGTTCTATTAAGTAAAAAACATTAATAGCTGTGGTATTATAGAAGTCAAATCCGGTAGGTATTTTGTATTTTACTACTCCTTTAACTTGATCGTATAATTTTTCACAAGATTCATATAATTTACTAATAGGAATTAATTTATTTACTTCTATAAAATCTCTATTTTTATGGTAAAAATAATTTACAGTTGAGTTTTCTTTAGAATATTCTAACCTTTCGAATTTGGTCATTGAATATAGCAGAGATAAATCAATAGCTCCCTGTATATTAAAGTGATATAGCAGTTCTTTCTTATCTACGGTATATAGAGTACTAAATTCTTGTAAAAGTTCGTAGACACGTTCTTTTGATACGTTTATACCTTCTTCATGATCTATAGGAATAATATATCCATGCTTACT